TACCTCCTACTATGTTTAGATAATTCCGATTCTATAACAGATTATTCCTTTTTTGTATCATCTTCTTCTTTATCTAGGCTTCTGTAATACTTGATAATGCTTAAAATATCCTTTGTATATCTGGTTATTTCAGCCATGTCCATACTTAGATTTTCGTATTCTTTACTGGTTAAAGAGTAATAAGCACGCTTCGGAGCATCCCCATTTTCAAGATTTTTGAGATATTCTTCCATTTTTTCTGGGGTCATTACCTCCCAATCAACATCAGATAAACTCATAGGGTAAGGTAAAGGTGGGTGATAAATAGGTGGTCTTTCAGATATTGTTTTGACCTGCACTGGTTTTACTTGCGGTTGCATTAGAGAACAACTCGCCATAAATATACTCAAACTAATTACTGCTAGTTGCTTCATCAAACTGGTTTGGATTACTTAACTTTTCAAGAGTTGCCATGACTCTTGCTGATGCTTTATTAATTCTATTTTGTAAATCTTCTGGGTTAGCTAACGCAGATTCATCTAAATCTAAATTGGAAAATGTTTTTCTCAGCCTATTAACGTCTTTCATGGCTTGTCTATTTTCTTCAGCTAGATTATTCATCTGTTGCTGTTGTTGTTTTGCTTGTTCTAAATGTCTTTCTATGGCTTCGTTTTGTTCTTGTATTTGTGTTTCAAGAACTATTTGATTTCCCTTTAAAGTAGCTATTTGGTCATTTAGATAATCAATGTAATACCAAGAACTCGCTAATGTTACTAATAACAATCCCCCTAGTATTAATGATAATT